AATCCTGGATTAACAGCGCAACCGTTGTACCATCATCCGTGGTGGCTTTGATATGCACGTTGGCATTCGATTCGCCAATGCCAATACCTAAGCGGCCATTGGATTTATTGAAAACGAAAACAGTTGAGCTATCGAAGTCACCGCCGCCGCCTGTAAATTGCACGCAGCCTGATGCGCCTGATGGAGTAGCCTCACCAGCTGCTCCAATGGGTGTTGGTGTTGATGTTCCATTGCCAACCATCAACCGCTCTTGGGTTTCATCGTACCATATGCGGCCAGCATCGGCATCGGTTGGCGTTTCGGATAGCGTTTCGACTTTAAAGTTTTTGACAACTCCAAGTCCAAAATCTATAATGCTGTATAAAAATCTTTTCATGACAAAACCACCTCCCCGGATATCGCAGTTGAAAATGTGATTGTCATAAGGTTTGTATTAGTGTAAGCAATAACGCCCTCAACCTGGTTACCATCTGCATCAAAGGCAGTTACACCAGCAGGGTTTGCACCACGGTTGTGAACAATGGTCCAAGTTTCAGCGGGGGATGATTGAACGTGCGTGTATGACTGTGCCGACAATTGCAGGGCGGTTTTTAGTTCGCCGATTGTGGTTTTTTTATTTACACCGCCGACAATTACCATTACAATAGTTTCATCAACCAACGCGGCTGCATCGGCTGGGTCTAATGATGATATTTTTACATTTACGGCCATGTTTATAATTGTGTTGCAAATATACTACTAATTTGATATGATTGGTAGTATATGGATAAAATTATTCTGATGACTAACGTTCAAAAGTTTCTTCTATTCCAATTTTTGCCCATTGCTGTGAACGTATGTATGTTAAATGCGAGGTTACAGAGTAACTACTACTTGCAAGTGTACGCAAGTGCCAAACGTGGCAATACTGCCCGCTTTCATTGTCTTTGACCGATATCGGGGTAATTAGTTCACTTGGATTTTCGGTAAGGTATCCGCAAACACCGTCGATAAACCAGCTAAAGTTATCGCTAACCTCTAGTTTTCCATCTTGCCCGTAAATGGGTATAATTACTGCCATTAGTCAAAAAATTTAAAAGCTATCCAACGGCTATTTGTAGTTTTGGCTTGCGCTCCTAATCCAAACGTAACACCTTGAAATCTGTAACCCTGCGTTACTAAGTCTGGTCGGGTCATTCCTGTCCAGTATGTTGCGACTGTCATTCCGCAATCGAATAGCAGGTTTGTTGCAGCCGACCCGTTTAGTTTTTGGATAGTGCTTACCATGTCTTGGTCAAGACATAGCCAACCACTACCAATACCTGTAATATTCAAAGCTGCAATATCTGATAGGCATTGTGTAAAGTTCCTGTTTGTCCAGTTGCCTGCCCACCATCCACCGTGCAAATGGTCTTGAAAAGCGATGATAGTACCGCTATTAAAGGCGTAAGTAAATGGCCCAGCATTACCCGCTGCATCAGTAAACCTGTGCTTGTTGCCGTGGATATTGTTGCTTAGTAATGTTTTGCCAGTTGGGTCTGCTGGGTCAAGTTGTGCGTATGTTGCTGGCGTTATCGGCTGTGTACGGTTATACCTACCAGCCAAAAAGTTAGCCCCAACGTCTTGAAATCCGACCTCATAATTCTGGGTTTGTGCTGCTGTGAAATCTACATAGGCAATTCCGCTACCAGAACCAGTTGATACGTTGATAGTGCCATCTGTGTACGTCGGAGTCGTAGGAGCTCCGTTAAGCGTTACGGTTAATGCCTTGTTTGTTTCTGGCAATAACGTATCTACATCAGTACCGTTGATACTTAAGTCGGCAGTTCTTATAGTTACCTTACCACTGCCGATTGCGCCGACGGCTCCATTTGATTGGTTTACGACTGGTATGTTAAGCGAGCCACCAGCGGCCACCGTTGCAAATGCCTCGGTATTGACCGTGACCGTTGCATCTTCGCACGCGGGTATTACAACATCAATGGTTGAGCCAGTCACTGTAACATCACCAATCGGCGCACCGCCTCGGGTAACGTTCACGGTAACGGTTTCGCCCGGGTCCGCCTCAACTTCAGTTCCATTTACATCAACCGTCACCGGGTCACCCCCTGAGCCGGTATCAAAATCAGGTAAATCACCAGCGGCAAAATTTACATTTTTGACCGACGGCCATACGTGTGTAGTGCCCGCAAAATCTATTACCGCAATATCTGGTAAGATTTTATTTTCGGTGATGGTGACATTATACGATGCATCTGAGTTGGCCACCAGTAAACCATCGGACGGTGTTGTTTCAGGTGCGGTTACTCCGTTGATTGCGGTGATTAGCTGACCTGTTTCATCGGGCAAATCTGCAACCAATCTTTCTTTGCAATACACCTCGATAAAGTAACTATTGATACCGTCAGGTGCATCGGGGTTGGGGATAATTTTCCCAAGGTGCAAGCGTCCATATGACGGTACATCGTGGCCAACCAATGCGCGCTTAACTTCTGATATTAGCTGGAATATACCATCATTGCCACGGAGCAATCTAGATTCAACTAAAAGGTAAACCAACACAAATCCGTTTTGCGTTACAAACGAATTGTTGGACATGAATGATTTGTCAGACACCCCGAGGCGGTCAACGTATTCTGTTGACCCAAACGCAATGATTACCCGCTTTGCAAATGATTGGTTATTATTTGCTTCAGCTGGTGATTGCGGTAAATGTATAACCTCGATGCCATTGGGCAGCTCAGCTACCAATCGTAAGCGTATGGGTTCCAGCAATGTTGTTTGGTACTGCATGCTATTCGTTGTATGGTACGCACCTATTCGTTGTATGGTACTAGCCTACAAATGTAGGTTTTCCCATCAAATAATGATTGGGCAAATTGGCCTAAAAACGTGGCACCGTTGATGGTAATTCGTTCCTCTGTAAGGTTGGATTGCACCGCCTCAAATAGGCCCTCAAAATCACCGTGTTTCCATTCGGCAGTGTATGCCGATTGCGTCATCTCCAATCCACGGATAACTCGCTGATCCTGGCTTGCATCTTTGAAGTGCATCATACCAGTAACGATATCACCGTTGGGTTTAGTCCATGTGGCCTCATATCCCATGATGGCCAGCGTGGTATCAAATACTGATGATTGTAATGCGTCAAAAACGGGTGCCATGTGATTGAATTGAATTAAGGGCAAATATACAAATAAAAAAAGACACCCGCAAATTAATGGGGTGTCTTTCAAATTATTAACCTACTTACTTATGAGAGCTACGCAGTCAGGTTGATGATACCGGCACCGTCAAGTGCGGTCAACGTGGTCGCAATGTTTGCGCCAGTTGCGATATTTGGAACGGTTGCTGGGCTAAGTCCTAAAAGAACTTTAACCGTTGATGCGTCACCAGCGGCAGCCTCGACACAAATACCAAGGTAAGGGCCATCGGCTGGGTCTTTACTTGCGGTCAGTGCGTTGTTGTAGCAACGGTCACCAACTGCAATGGCCAATGATGCCTCTTTGGTGACCTCAAACACACCAGCAACGCCCAACTCAATAACGTCACCAGATGCCGATGCCTCGGTTGAAAGAATTGGCACTCCGTTGCGGCTTACTGATTGCACAACACCGCTAAGTGCGCCTTTTTGGTAAATCTTACCAACGGCAATGGCTGTTTCGCCAGAGCCCAAAGTCAGGGATATTACTAATCCCGGTTGAATGAAGTTTGGCATATGCCTGTTTTTTATGGGGTTTAAAATAGGCGGTTTTTAGGCCGCCTTTTTTTGATCTGGTTTACTTTGCCTTTCGACTAAGTCTAAGCGCCAGCGTTGGTAACTGCGCCGCGGAAGCCAACAACGTTGATACCGGCGTCGAGGCGTACTTTCCATTTCACGCCGTCCATGTCGAATTGCTCTTGCATTTCCATAAATGGAGTTGTCTGTCCATTAAGGAATGACATCTCGAATACGGGTTCGATGTTCGGGTTAGCGAACAAGTAACGACGGGTACCGCTAAGGCGTGGCGTGTCGATAATGTTTTCGAAAGTATTTTGCACGCCGTTTGGTTTTTGGAACTTCGCAGTGCTGTCAGTGTAGTCAAATGCCGATGCATTCAATACCTTAGCTTGCATGCCCAAAGATTGTGGCACCAAAAGAACTTTTGGAGTAAGGCCGATGTAATCGTTGCCTCCTGGTTCTTTTTGAGCGCCCATTACTTGACGGTCTTTGTCGATACCCTCAACGGTAATACCCGAGCCAGTTGCGTTGATGTTGTTACGACTGGCGTCAAACAAAGCAGTACCATTCACGGTTGGTCCAAGTCCAGAGTTTGCGGTCAATGCAGTGTAGAATAATGATTCCAACGTGCGTTGCGCGCTACGGCCTAAACCAGCTGCAAGGTCAAGGAATGCGCCCATGTCATCGTTGATAATCATTTGGCGGGTAATGCCAATGATACCACCGCGGGTTTGAGCGTTGGCGCTGAATTTCTCACCGTCTTTCAGTTCAATGGTTTTGTATTCGCCATTTTCGTTGACGATGTCCAAGTTACCAATTGAGCTTGTACGGTAACGGTGGTTTGCGCGGAAATCCGTCACGCTGCCAGTTTTACACACGAATGACCATGTATCTGGAATTACAGCGTAATTGGCCAAGAGTGTTTTGTTCATCACGTTTTCCATGATGATAGGGAACTCGCCAGTAGCCTGTAATGCACGGCGGGCAATTTCCTCGCGGCCCATACCGACGGTACGAACACCAATAGCCTCAAGGCACTCGCGAGCTAAATCGCTAAGGCTGAACGATTGGTATTTTTCGGCACGTTGACGCAATGCGGGGTCGATTTCCTTACGCACTTGGTCAGCAACAATACCAGCTCCACGCATTGCCACGCCAGCAATTGCGGCGGCGCGAAATCCCTCACGCTCACGGTCAGCACCTACGTGCGAGCCAGCGTTGGCAGGGTTTTGCGGTGCGGCTTGGCGTTTGGCCATTTCATCGATGATAACCTTGCGGGCATCTTCAACGGTTGTACCGTTGTCAATCATGGCATCAATGGCAGCATCATCGAGGCCGCCAATTTTGGCAGCGCTGCGGATTTCTTTCACGCGGTTACGTTCGGCGGCGGCAGCCTCGCTGCGCACTTTAGCCTCGTCAACGGGCGTGTTTTGGATTTCTTCGGGGGTCATACTCCTAAGATTTTTATTTGAATTAATTTGGTTTACATTCCCGTTGACCGGGGTATCTTCAACCACCTCATCGGCGGTATCTTCGTCACCTCGAACGGTGATATTAATCTCTGTAAGCGCCGAACGTTCACCGCTGCGAACGGCGGCAAAAATATCGGCGGGCATTTTCTCGAAACTGATTTCCATCGGTTCCCAGTCAGTTGCACGATAAGTTGCACCAGAATCTGTTTTTGATTCGAGCGCGTATTCGTGTACCGCGTAGCCAACTGAAACGAAGTTGATAATACCATCTTCAACTTCATCCATCACACGTTGGGCACGTTCGTTTTTTGAGAAACGGATAACCGCACGGCCTTGTTTGTTTGCAATGCTTGCGGATTCGATTACACCAATAACGCCGCCGTCGCTGATTTTCTCCCAGCGGTCATGACTATCCAACACTGGTGCCGCCTTTGAAGTCATGCGCTCCATACGTACAGATTTTGGATTGAAGTCCAAAATCTCTAGGTAGCGGCCCATATCCCAGTTGTAACGGGTAACGGGTGCCTCGGTACCAAAAGTTACCTCAACGGTTCTGGCCTCTTTATTAAATGAGCCCGGCGCAACGGCGGCACGTACCGAGAATTGCTCGGCAGCTGCTTTAATTTGGATTTGCGGTGTTTTCGTCATTATTATCTACGTTTTCGGGATATTTAACGCCAGGGAAAAACCTAGCATCAAAACCCATTTTGATTCCTTTTTTGTCGAACTCTTTTTGCCAGTACTCAATATCATCAAGTAGTTCATCCGGATCATAACCCAACTGCCTTGCAATTTCACCAAACGATGAAACGCCGTTATGCAATTGCGCTTGAATGGCCATAATTTCTTTGAGTGGGTCGATGAACTGGCGGCGTGGGGGTGTCCATGCCACTGTAATGGTTGATGGATTGAATAGCCCGGATAAAGTGCCGCCCATCAACATGAATTGCTTGAATACTTTTTCGCAAAGCTGCGGTATAATTACAAGTCTTTGTATTTCCTCGATCTGCTTATGCATTTCGATAAAACCCATACGGCCAGAGCTAAAGTTCACGCCAGTCAAGTCACCTGTAAGTGCCTCGTATGAAATACCTAAACCAGCGGCAACGTTGCGCAAAATGGCACGGGCATATTCCTCATAGTTTTCCGTTGCTGGTGGCGCCGCAAACTCAATGTTTTCACCCGCACGTAGGTACTCAATCATGCCCGGCGCAATGCGCTCAAATCCTAATCCTGTTTCCGGGTCGTTTTCGATTGGTAGCTGTGCGTTAGGCTTGGTGATAAACACTGCCCAGCTTGCAGCAACCTTTTGACGTATCAGTTGTGCATCTTCGTAGTCCTTGTAATCGTTCAAGCGTAGGCCAACGGTTGCAAGGTAGGGAATGCCGCGCAGTTGTCCGGGCCTCCACTGTGGGAAAACGTGGATTATTTCATCAGCAGGCACAGGCTTTGATACCATCGAAACTGGCAACCGCATCATTTCGCCCGGGTGTTCATCGAATAACCAATAGTTAACAGGTCGGCCAAATTTGTCAACCTCAATGCCGTGGATAATGCGGTTGCCATTTTCCAGTGTGCCATTTCTTTGGCCATCAATGTAGTCGCATTCGAGCATCATGTACTGAAATGGCACTTCGCCGGGTTTGTACGAGCGTTGCACACGGCGCGCCAGAAATTCACCATCGCTGAAAATAGCACGTGACGCAAGCGCCAATATGCCGGCAAAGGTTTGAAAACCCTGCACGTCGATGTCCGTCGTTTGCGCCCATTGTTTCCAAGCAGCCTTGGCGCGCTCACCGTTGCGCGTTGATGATGATTTGATAACCGGGTTGATGCCGGTACCCACCACGTTGGTGGCAAATACCTGCTGACCTTTTTTGGCAAATCCATCGTTTTGGATTGTTTGCCTTGAACGGTTGACCAGCGTTTGGTGGGCGTTCACCAATTCTGTATTGGCCGATGTTTGACGGCCTACTAGGTTTTTGCCCCGGCGTGTTTTATCCGCAAACTCATACGTGCGGTGCATGGCTCTAGCTTGCGCCCGCTTCAAAGCGGTGCCAGGTGCAACGTACAATATGAGTTTATCAATAAAATTCATCTGCGGAAATCTGCTAATCGGCGTTGGCCGGCATCGGTAATTAATCCTAAATCTTTAGCCATGATGTTCTGCAATGACAACATCGCATCAAGGTTTCTATACTCCACTTTCTTATCACCATAGTCAACCTTTAGCGCTCCCGTTGCAATTGCAGCGGTAAGTGCTTGGTATTGTTCCATGTTGTAAGCGGCCATACGTGCGAATTAGGTTATCAATAGTTCAGTACATGAAATAATAGTCCAGCACATCAAATAATCAGGCACAAATATACAAATAAATTTCAATCCTACTATTTTTATCGGATTAATATATTTTGCCTAATCCCAAAAATTACCAACACCACCAACACGCTTACGCGCTGGGGCTGCTTTCGCTTTGACGTACATGGTTCTCAATTTATCATAATCCGCATCGGTAAACCTGTCTACTTGCAACAATGTTGCAGCTGCACGATTATAGACGCGAGTATCTAGTGGCTCATTTGCCCGGTATATCCTTTGCCACTGGTAAACGGCGTAGCCCTTGGAAATCGAATGCACCAATTTTTCAGCTGTGATACCCTTGAAATATTCCTGTGAATACTCCGGCCATTCGCACCATCCATTTGGTTTGGTGCCATCATCTTTGACTTTCAGGGCCAGCGTTGCGTAAACCTCGGATTTGATGATTGATACCCCTATGTTCACCAGTCCAACGGCGGCCTTTACCTTTTGGCCCTCTGATGTGTAGTCGATGGTCCGGGGTGGTGAAATCAAAACCTTTTGCTTGTCTTGGCCTTTGATTGGCACAACGCGCCCATCAGGATATCGGCGTGTGAAGTCATACACGTGCGTAGTGGCGTGGCCGGTATCAATGCAAGCCTTTAGGATTTTCATCTCACGTCCATCCGCTGATGTGTAGGTTTTATCCAGTGCGGTTTGAAGTTTATCCCACACCTCGGATTCAGCCGTGTTGCCCAAAATGGTCAGGTACTCAATTGACCATGTTCGGCGGCCTTTACCCCATCCTAGTATTTCGGCCTCAATGCGGTTTCCCTGGATGTCAATGCCAGCGGTGATGAAACAAACATCCGCGGGTGGTTGGCCAATCGGGTAATTTGCCCTGCGTTGGAATAGATGTTCCCACTCTGGTTGATCTCCTTTTACCTCATGGCTTTGAGCCAACACCGTATTCACAAAGGTTATCATCTCGGCTCCGCTTTCATCCTTGAGTGCCTTATGGTATGCCTTTACAGCATCGGCCCAGCTGTAAAACCCGTATGGTGAGTATAACGAGTTAATCCAAAATCCCGCAATGTCTGGCCTGGCGTTTTGCGGTGCCGTGGCTATCCATTGGCCATTGCCTAGCATCTCCGTTTTTTTCCATTCTGGGATATGTTCCTTGCAGCCTATACACTCATAGCGGGTGTTGGTGCCGTCGATATCATCGTAGCGTAGTTGGTCAAAGTATAATACCTGCAACTCCCCGCAATATGGGCACGGCAAAAAACGTTTCCTTTGGTCCGTCAATAAATATTCTGCTTCAATTGCCGATGCCCCTTTTTTGGTTGGGGTACTCGCAATGTAAATCTTTTTGTTTGCAAACGTTTTGGTCCGGGCCACGGCCAACTCTATGGCACTACCCTGGCCATCCAAGTTGGCAGGGTATTCATCAACCTCATCGAGCATCAAGTACCGGATAGGGGTTGATTTTAATCCCGTTGCGCTATTTGCGCCAGTCATTACCAGTATGCCACCAACGAATGATTTTTCATGTGTGGTGTTTTTGGCGTTGCGTGATCGAGCCGGGGCGCAAGTTTGTTTTAGCCGCTCCGTTGATTCAATCATCGGGTCTATTCTCGTGGCCGTGTTCCGCTTGACTGCTTCATCGGTTGGCATAACTATCATGGCAGGACCGGGCGATATATCCATCAATGAGCCTACCCAGTTAAGGCCAATTTCAGTTTTACCAACCTGGGCGCCAGCCATGAATACAACCCTTTGCGCTGGGTGGTTCGATGATAAGCAATCCATGATTTCACGCGCATGCGGCGTGAGCGAGCTTGAATATTTACCCGGCCTAGAACTGGCGGTATTGGATAATATCCGGTACGTGTCGGCCCACTCCGTCACCGTCATGGTGCGCTCTGGTTTTAGTCCGTCCAAAAATCCTTTTACAGCGTGGTTCATCGTGGTGGAATTTATCGCAGTGCGATTTACTGGAAATTTATTTTAGCACTATCAAGTGACGGGGCCGACGTGATTTTGATAAGGGCCTGTTTGATTTCCTCAAGCAAATAATTACGGATACCCGTGCGGTCACCGCTCATGGCCATTTCCATTATACGATCGGTTACCCGCTCGGGTAAGCGCTCCAAGTCTTCGCGTAACGATTTGCCCAGTTCAAAAAATTCATTGTAGGCTTGATTTTTATCAACCATTTCATTTGACATGGCGCGCAACTTCAGTTGCCGTGTTGCCAAATCAACTTGCGCCTTGCGTTTATTGATTTCGGCCATCGTTACACCTTCAGGAGTAACGGGCGTTATATCCTGTTTTTTTGCAGCGGCACCACCAACGCGGATGGTGCGCTGTTTTTCAGGTTTGGTGTTGTCGGCATATTCGCGCTTGGCCAGTTCCAAATCATACATTTTGAACTTTTGCCCAGGCACATCAACCGGCCCAGTCAATCGGCCTAGTGTCACGGCCTTGCGCACACCTGATTCAGATAGGTTCAAATGCTTGCATAGTTCCCGGCCTGATACCCATGTCGTTTGGCTCATACTGGTGGGTTTTTATGATAATAATAAACTTCGTTTGCTACATGGGCAACCGCCCATATGAATATCATCCATAGCGTTAGAATCATAATTCAATATTCTGGCCTGACAAATGATTCCAAAAATCCACCAACTTTCTATGGTTGGCCGTTGGTTTTCCGGTGATGGTTAAAATCCCGTTATCCATCGGGATTTCAGTTTTGCCCTTGACTTTGAACGTCACTTCTTTGGCCGTTGTCTTTTTTGATTGTGGTACTGGTGTATCCAGCAGGTCGGCAAAATCATCGCCGCCGGTTGGTATTGCCACGGTCAACAAATCATCGATCTCTGCATCGGTAAAACCTAGGCTGGTCACATCATAATCAACCTCAACCAAATGTTGGATTTCGGCGGCCAGTTTAATATCATGCGCTGGGCAATTTTTTCAAAAATGCAACAATGTTGCATTTAATATACTACCAATTTAGTAGAATTTATATACTACCAATTTAGTAGGATATGCCCATTATACACGATGGCTAATCTACATCTAGCAGTGTGTATATACCCGTGCGTACTTTTTAGTGCGTACTATTTTGCGGTGTGGTGCGCATGGTGTATATTTGCACTCTAATCACTTACGACACTTAATCACTTACAACACCAAAACAAACACAACATGGAATCATTGATACTTATTGCGGGCGGAATATCAACAATGCTTGGATATGGGATATACATATACTTTCAAAGTGAAGATGAAGCTGTTGACCGACAAAAGCGTTTTGAGCAAAGAGAAAAAGTGTATCTTAAACCAATAGCATCACTCATATTACCAGAACCGATGCGGGAAACTTCCCCGGATGATACGATGGA